AGACTATATAAGAAATAGTATAATTAAACCAGTAAACAATGACAAAGAAAATAAAGGCCATTCATTTGCCTTTGGAGACTGGTTACCTAAATACTTTATAAACTATTTTTCTAAGAAAGGCGATTTAGTATATGACCCTTTTATGGGTACAGGTACAACCGCTAAAGCATCTATACTTTTAGATAGGGAATATATTGGGAGTGAATTATCTAAAAAATATTGTAACATTACTAAAAAAAGATTAGTTAAGTATAAAAATCAATTAAGGTTATTTTGAAAAAGAAAATATATTATGGCAATCTAATTATAGATGTCAAAGGAAAAAATAAAAAGTTAATTGACGTTGTTTTTAAAGAAGGAAACGAACTATATAAAGGAAATAAAATAGTAGAATATGAACCTATAAAAGTAATAGGATATGAAAATATAAACAAAGGACATCACAAAGCAAACAAAAACGAAGAACAAAGAAACAATATAACAGGATCATACGAATGAAACAATATACAGAACTACTAATAAATAAACCAAAACTATTAAAAGACATTATAGGTCAAACACTATCTATTGACATAGGATTAAAGACAAGGGAACAACCAGTAGTAGAAGCTAGGTTTATATACTTCTACATACTAAGAGAAAAGGAGGGTATGACTTTACAAACCATAGGTAACACTTTAGAATTAAACCACGCAACCGTATTACACGGATTTAAGAAAGCTGCTTTTTGGATGGAACAAGATTATGACTTTGCACAAAAATACATTACTTGTTTAAGCAACTACTATAAAGAAGTATATGATATGTCAAAAGACGAAGAAATAATAGAACTAAAAAGAAAGCTAAATTCTAAAAGAACGGTTGAGGTTGAACAAGTTTACGAACCATCTAAAAGACCAATGAAAAGAATAAACGAAGTCTATAACAAGTTACATATACTAATAGACAAAACACCTGAAGAAAAAGCAGATGATTTATTAACCAGAGTTCAAGCAATATGTAATATGATGCAAATGGACTTAAAAAGAAAAAGAGTATGATGGGAAGTTATTTATTATTGTTCTTCTTAGGATGGACAATAGTCTTAGCAACTATATGGGTTTACTTTGAAGATTACTATAAAAACAAAGACTAACCTATTTAACAAAAGAATTAAAAAGTTATTGTATAATTGAATAATCAATTTATTTCAAGATGGCACACGGTGGTAAAAGAGCAGGAGCAGGAAGAAAATCTAAAGCAGACGAAATACAATTAGTAGAACGTTTAAGCCCTTTAGAAGATGCAGCTTTGTCAGCACTTAAAGAAGGTGTAGAGTCTGGAGATATTAAATGGGTTCAGTTGTATTTAAGTTACTACTTAGGTAAACCAAAAGAAACTAAGGACATCACAATTAACGAAGATGTTCCGTTGTTTATAGATTAGCGATAACTAGAACGTTAGTCTGTATAATCTATGCAGGTTAAAAAAACAAAAGCACTTACTAAACTAAGAAGCCTAAACAATCGTACTAAGATTGTAAGGGGTGGAACTTCTGCAGGTAAAACTATTTGCATACTTCTTATCTTGATTGATTATGCTATAAAGAACAGGGATAAAGAAATAAGTGTAGTAAGTGAAAGTGTACCGCATTTACGTAGGGGTGCATATAAAGACTTCTTAGGCATTTTAAAGTCAATGAATAGGTATAAGGATGTACAACTAAATAAAAGTACCTTAAAATACACCTTTACAAATGGAAGTTATATTGAGTTCTTTAGTACTGACCAACCAGATAAACTAAGAGGAGCAAGAAGAACAGACCTATATATTAACGAGTGCAACAATATACCATTTGATGCTTACCAACAATTAGTAGTAAGAACAAGCGGCAACGTCTGGTTAGACTACAATCCATCTAGTGTATTTTGGGTGGACAAGGAATTGATAGGAAAAGAAGATACAGACTTTGTTACACTAACTTATAAAGACAATGATAGTTTACCTGTAAGTATTGTAAACGAAATAGAGAAAGCAAAGGACAAGGGAAAGACCTCAACTTACTGGGCTAATTGGTGGAGGGTTTATGGGCTTGGAGAGTTAGGTAGTTTAGAAGGTGCTTGTATTCCTGATTGGAAAGAAATAGATACAATACCACAAGAAGCAAGGTTACTTGGACACGGACTTGATTTTGGCTACTCGGTAGACCCAAGTACGATTATTTCTTTGTACAAGTGGAATAATGCTTACATATTTGATGAGGTACTTTATAAGAAGGGAATGTTGAATAGAGACATACATAGATTCTTAGAAGCATCTAATATTAAAGAAAGTATTACAGCAGATTCAGCAGAACCTAAATCTATTGCAGAACTACAACAATATGGAAACAATATACACGGTGTAAGCAAAGGTAGGGATTCAGTAGTATATGGAATTAACTTAATAAACCAAAATGAAATATTTGTTACAAGCCGTTCTAAGAACCTTAAAAGAGAATTAGGAGGTTATGTATGGGCAAAAGATAAAGAAGGTAACACATTACAGAAACCAACTGGAGAACATCCAGATTGTATTGATGCAGCTAGGTACGTTTTAACAGACCAACTAGAGAACCCTAACAAAGGTAATTATTACATTTATTAAAAGTTTTTTGTTAATATTTTTTTTATTTAAAAAAGAATTATATATTAGCACTATAATTAACAAACAAAAACAATAAAAATTATGACAACTTTAAAAGACAGATTATTAGAAGGAGAAGTAGTAGAGTTCCACAGTGAAACAGGTACACTTGAAGTGAGTTTTAATGACTCATTTAGAACGTGGGCTAGTGGATTTAAGATAGTTCTTAATGCTAAGCTTGTTCATAGCTCTAAGACTTTCAAGTCTATGGAGACTAAACTTAATAAACTAATATCAACTTTTGAACTAGAGGAGATTTAAAACAAACAGATATGAGTTATATAGAAAGAGAATACGATAGGTACTTAGAAAGTCTACAACAAAGCAAAGAATGTTTTGTATGTGGTGCAGAATGTGAAGACGATGTATGCAGTTCAGATTGCTTAAATGCTTCACTACTTTAAAATTAATTTTATATATTTACAAAAACAAACACAATGGAAGATTTAAAAAACAGTTACGAGTATAAATTAGTAAAACAATTAACAGCAAAGGAAAATAGAGCAGCCGTAAAGAACACAATTAAAAGAGGGTTGTTATTTATTACCTTTTGTATTTTAGGATTACACGCATTCTTAAATGGATTCTTATGGTTACTCAAGAGTTAAAAGACTGGGAGGTTAAAAAGATATGTTGGGAAAATGAAGTATATGTTATACAAAAACCAATATCATCTAAGTGGAAAAAAGGGGGGCAACCAGTTAAATTAGTAATAGACTATAAGAACCAATTTAGCAGGGGAAAAGAAACTTACGATCAAAACAGTAAGGAATTAGAAGACAAGATAAACGAAGTGTATAGATACTTATACGAACACAATATAAAATAAGGATTGGCATCCCTTTCAAAGGTGCTAACATTTTTTCATTTTTAGATTAGTTGGTTAAGGGGTTGCAGTAATGTGACCCTTTTTCTATTTATACAAATAAGGCTTTTTGTTATTGTTATAATATGAAAGTTGAAATACAAGTACCAAGTAGTTTATCTGAAATAACATTAGATCAATACCAAAAGTTTGCAGAGATAAATACAGATGACAATCAGGATAGTAGTTTCTTGATGCACAAAACAGTTGAGATATTTTGTAACCTTAATTTAAAGGATATTGCAAAGATTAAATACATATACGTTCAAGAAATACTAAATGATATAAACAACCTATTTGATAAGAAGCAAGATTTAATTCCTAAGTTTAAACACAAAGGAGTTACTTATGGTTTTATACCTGTACTTGACGATATGACATTAGGGGAGTATGTAGACTTAGATGAAAACTTTACGAACTGGAAAACAATGCACAAAGCAATGACAGTTCTTTATAGACCAATTACATTAGACAAAGGAAGTAGATACCAAATAGAAGAGTACGATGGGTTAGATAATGCTGACGTAATGAAAGGTATTCCACTAGATGTATTAATGGGGTGTATGTTTTTTTTTTACAATTTAAACAACGAGTTATTGAAAACTACCCTGAACTATTTGAGTCAGGAAATACCGAAGGAACTAACTACGGAGCAGCTGCAAACTTTGGCAAAAAATGGGGATGGTATCAATCAATCTATGGAATCGCTAAAGGAGATGTTACAAGGTTTGAACATATCACTAAACTAAACTTTCACGAATGTTTAATGTATTTAGCATTTGAAAAAGAAAAGAACCAACTAGAAGCACAATTAATTAAAAACAGATGACAGGATTTTACAACGTAACAGATAAAATAAAAGATACTCTAAATGCAGAGCCTTTTGTAAATACGGTTTCTTATGGTAGTTTGGATGATGTAGATTTAAACAAACAAACTATATTTCCATTATCACATATCATAGTAAATAACTGCAATGTATTAAACAATACACTTACTTTTAATATTAGTGTTCTAGCTATGGATATTGTAGATGAATCTAAAGATGAAGTTACAGATATATTTGTAGGAAACGACAACGAACAAGACGTATTAAATACACAACTAGCAATAGTAAATAGACTAATAGCAATATTACAAAGAGGGGATTTATATACAGACTTATTCCAAGTAGAAGGAGCAGTAGGATGTGAACCTTTTGTAGATAGATTTGAAAACAAGTTAGCAGGATGGGTTGCAACATTTGACGTAATTGTACAAAACGATATGACTGTATGCTAACAAATACTAAACAATCATTAGAAGACTTTAGAAAGTATGTTTCTAGTCAAGCAAGACGTAACCTTACTAGACTAAAGAAGAACGATACTAAGGGTCTTTATAAACGTTTAGATGGTGTATTAAAAGTAAGTCCTAATTCATTTCAATTAAGTTGGGATTTAGGTTATGGTAATTTTCAAGATAAAGGGGTAAGTGGTACAGAAAAGAAATATGATACACCTTACAGTTATAAAAGCAAAATGCCACCTATTAAACCATTATCAGATTGGGCAAAAAGAAAAGGCATTAGATTAAGAGACGAACAGGGTAAGTTCCAAAAAGGTAATTACAAGACAATAGGGTTCTTAATTGCAAGAAGCATATTTAGAAAAGGTATTAAGCCTAGTTTGTTTTTTACTAAACCATTTGAACAAGGATTTAAAAACCTACCAGATCAAGTTATAGAAGCATACGGATTAGACGTAGAAGAATTTTTAAAGTTTACATTAAATAAAAAGTAATGAGTACAAAAATAAATGCACGAAGTCCATTCTTTATAGAATCAGTTGAACCTACTGTATCATTAGGAATCTTTGATTGTGATACTGCTAACCTTTTAAACTTTGCAGTAAGTAGTGATGGAGATGTAACAGAACCTAGTATTTTAAACGGTACAATAATAGACAGAACTGCAACAAGCTTTGCAGCTAATACTTCAGGTAGTGCAATATCAAGAAGCGTTACATATACGATACAAATACCAAGTGGTTATTCTAATACAAGTGATGGTACTATTGATTGTGTACAAACAGTAGACCAACCAACACAAACATCTGCAGAAGACCCAAACCAAAATAATAACTGTCCAACGTTTTCAGGTCCAATTCCTCCAATTACTAATTTAACTTCTACTACGGTTAATTTAGCTTCATTCTTTACTGCAGGTTCAGGTGCAACAATTAGCGGTTATAGTGTACAAAATTATGGAGCAGCCGCAATATCAACTTCAATAAGTAGTAATACATTAACAATAGCTACAGCAAGTGAATGTGCTAGTACTACACTTAGGGTTACTGCTTTTAATAGTTCAGATGCCTGTACTGCGGTGTCTAATGTATTTTCAGTTTCTTCTGCTTGTAAGAAAACATTACCTTGTACAACTTCAAATGCCACAAATGATGCAGTAAATTTAACTGGAGGTAGTATATCTGCAACTGGTGTTATATCAAATCCTAGTTATTCAATAGCACACTTAAGCCGTATAAAAGATTCTAATGGTGCTACAGTTCCTTGTAGTAATAATATATGTACAGTACCTGTAAATAATGGTGCTTCCGCAATACCTGTTACTTTAACTTTTGTTTTTGATGTACCAAATGGATATACTAATGCAGGTGCAGAATTAGAATGTACACCACCATCTTTTTCACAACCTACAACTGCAGCACCTAAAGTTAATTTAGAATGTAGTGATGCTACATTTAGTGGATTCACTATAACACCACAAGGAAACATTATAGCAGGTACCGTAAGCTATTTAGGTAATACAGGTGTAACTCCTAACAATATAACTACAGAAAGTGGAGAATACAAATATGACCCAGTATCTGCTTCTACTTCAAGAACTATTAGTGTTACTTTTAGAATATTAAATACAGCTTGGTTAAATTACTTAGAGTCTATAACTTGTCCAGTAGAGTTAACACAACCACCTTCTGACAATGCTTGTGATTCTGCTACTGGAGACTATGCTATCTCACATCAAGGTTTTAATGATGTTGGCTCGTTTTGTGATGGTGGTGCAACATACTCAATACTAAGACAAGTAAATGGAACTCCTGAAGTTGGTAACACCGTATGTTATTTAGGAAGCCCTTATAATGGCAATAATTTATTTTATGCTTATGCTACAGCACAAATACAAAATGGTGCAGGTAATATAGCAGCAGGAGCTATAGATGCTTCGTTTAAAGTAATGCAGATAGATTCTTCAGGTACTATTTTATTCATAACAACTACAAACTGTCAAGGTGACGATGGTGGTGATAGACAATTTTAAATAAAAACAAATGGCTTTAAAAAGTGTAACATTAAAACTATATATATATTCAGGAACACAAGGTAGTTATACTGCATCTGATTTAAAATATACAATATCTAAAGATAGAATAAGTACAAAGTCTAGTATAACAATAGAGATAGCTAACTTAGTAAGAGACTACATAGATACAACTTTTAACGATGACTATGTAAGTTCTACAAAATGGGTTACAGTATCACAAACTTTATACGATTCAGATACAGGTTTAGAGTACGACCAAAATAGAAGCCCTGTAATAACTAATTATTTAGCACTTGATGGTTATGGTTACTTTGAAGATTCAATTAATCCACAACTAAGCACTAATGCTTTATACACATCTAACAATATGTATTTACCTGAAGGAGTTGCAGGAAAGTTTCCAATATTTGCCGAAGGTGTTGGTAAAGTTATAATAGATTCAACAACAACCCAAGTAACAGACTCAGGTAATTCAAACCAAAAGATACAGTATTTAACTATTCCTGCTAATAGTAGCACTATACAAGTTTACGATACTGACGATTCTACACTTTTAA